CGCTGCTTTTGACGGCTCGACGAGCTTTCCGATCGGCGCGCAGAAATTCGACCGCACTTTCTATCGCCTGGTCGACAACGCCTACATCAACCGGGTCCAGGGCACCAACGACCCGCGCACCCGCTCCATCCTCTGGGCCTTTCCGTCGATCGGCAGCGGCGGCATCCTCAACCGGGTGTTGGTCTACAACTGGGAGCTTAGCCGCGCGACCTTGGTCGAGCTGGACGACCCGGCGCAGCATATCGAGTGGCTCACCACGAGCATGTTCGGCACCGGTTACACCTTGGACGGCATCGACAGCTTCGGCAATCTCGACACCATCCAGCCATCATTCGATGATCCGTTCTGGGCCGGCAACGCTAGCATGCAATTATCCCTCTTCCACCGCGACCACCGTCTCAACATCGGCGGCGGCGCGGCGATGGCGCCGACCCTGGAGACGGCGGAATTGCAGCCGGCGCCAGGTCGCCGCGCCTGGGTCGATCTGGTCCGGCCGCTGATCGATGGCGGCGTCGCCACCGTCGCGGTCGGCCATCGCGAGGGATTGCAAGACCCGGTGATCTGGGAGCCGCCAGTCGCAATCAACGTGCTCGGCGAGTGCCCGCAACGGGTGACGGGGCGATATGTGCGCTTCCGCATGCAAATGCCGGCAGCGCAGGAATTTCGGCATTTGCAAGGGATTGAATTGACGCCTCGGCCGGAAGGGATGCTGCGCTGATGGCTGCGCATACCCCCACCACCGCAACCTTCATCACCCCGGTCCAGCCGGATCAGCCACAATCGGGTTGGCCCGCCTGGTTGCGAGAAATGGCGCGGGCGACCAATCAGCTCGGCGCCACGATCAACACCGGAACGGTGAGCGGCACACCAGGCCCACCTGGACCAGCCGGGCCAGCAGGCCCAACCGGCCCAGCCGGACCCACTGGGTCTGCCGGGCCCAGCGACAGCGCGCCAATATCGGTTACCGGCTCGATGACGTTGCCGGGCGTTACTCGGGCCTCAGTCAATATCAACAACGGCACGGGCGCGCTGATCACGATAACATTGCCGGCCTCGGCGGCCGACCAGACCTACCGGCTCAAGGACATTGCCGGCAACGCCTCGACCTATCCGATCCGCATTGTCCCGACCGCCGGCACCATCGACGGCGGCGCCGACTATTACATGTTCTCCGACTATCAGGCGGCCGAGTTGTACTGGACCGGCGCCATGTGGGGCGTCCGCTAGTGCAGCGGCTTCTGCTGCTGGCATTCAGTTTGGCGGCGTTTGTCTTCATCACCGGGGCGTACTCGCCCGACGCGGTCAACAGCGCCGAGAATACCGCCAAGCTGAAGAACATTCCGTCGACTGCGGCGCCGTTCATCATGCGGATGGGCTTTGCCGTAGCCGGCGACGCGCCGCCGCTGGTCTACAAATCATCCAACGCCGCCTGCTCGCTGAACGCTGGCAACGGCGACGACGGCAGCCAGGTCAAGAGCCTCGACAGTAAATGTTGGCTGGCGCAGTTCGCCGACCGCGGCCGGGTCGATATCCGCCAGTTCGGGGCTAAGCCGGACAACACGACCGACACCGCGGTCTTTGTCAAAGCCGCCTTCAATGCCGGGGTCGGGGTCTATCTGCCCGGCTCGATCGGCATCTGGAAGTTCACGAGCAACCAGACCTATTCAGACAACCGCCTGCTGCTGACCGGCGACTATCCGGCCGAGATCCAGGGCACCGGCGCCTGCCCGACCGGGACGCCGCGCGGCACCTGGATACACATTTCGAGCACCAGCGTCTCGCCGTTCAATATCTCGCAGGGCAGCGGCGGAACGTTGCAGGATAGCTGGGGCAGCGACATCGGCAATATCGGCATCTGCCAGGATCACCCGGCCCCGGCGCCAGGCTGGGCGCCGACCGTCTACCCGCCGGTGTTCAACCTGAGCTCGGCGCCCGGCTGCCACATTCACAACATCTACTATTACGGCGTCTACGACGGCACCAACGCGAACAACTCGGCGCGCTGCACCCACACCGACATCCGCGGCCAGGTGTTTCATATCACCTGGACCGGCGACCCGCTCTACGACGTCACGACCCTGACCAATTTCCATATGTGGAATTTCTGGTCGACCGGCACGACCAACCAGGCCGCCGTCAATACCTGGACGTGGGCCAATGCCGAGATGATTCTCGCCTACCGCACCGACAGCATCTTCTTGAAAAACATCTTCGGCATCTTCATGAAGTCCTGCCTGCACTTGGCGACGAGCCCGCTCGGGTATGGGAACCCGACCGCGATCATCGGCGACTTGAATTGCGACGCCAGCAAATATTCGATCTGGATCACGGCGAGCAATACCTACGGCCACCAGATTGTCGGCTACTTGTCCGGCGGCGACAACGTGGGTTCCGAGGCTGTGCGGATCGAGGGCACCGCTAATTTGATGAACTTCCCTAGCCTCTACTGCTTCTATACGGGGCTGTCCTGCATCGACGACATAACCACTGGCGGCGGTAACGTCGTCAAGGTCGGCGTCGCCACGGTGTACGGCTACAATCGTGACGCGACGGGATCGCCCGCCTTCAAGCTGACCGCTGGCTCGACCAGCGGGATCGATTTCGGCGTGCCGGTGACGGCGTTCTACGACGGCGGCTCGGCCCCGGTTTACTCGCAGGGCGGCGGAATCATCTCTGTAGGCGGCTGGTACACCAAGACCTATACCCCGACGCTTGCTTTTGGCGGCGCCAGCGCCGGGATGACGACCTCGGTTGCGAACGGTTCCTATACAAGAAATATTTACACCAACCAGACCCACGGCGATGTTGCCATCACGCTTACGGCTAAGGGCGGCTCGACCGGGCCGGCGGGGATCAGTGGCCCGCCGGGCATCAGCGCACTTCGTAACGGCGTCGGCTCGATAAATTATTACGCCAACCTCGTCGGCCTGCCCTCGGCACCCTATGGCTTGGTGCAGAGCGGAGGACTGGCGAACCTGCAGTTGTTGACGGCCGGGGCGACCGCCGTGGCGCTTGTCACTGACGCCAACTTCAGCAACACCAGCCAGATCCAGATGACATTCAATTTCAACTGATGACCCTGACGGTATGGGATGAGCCGCGGCCACGGGTGAAGCTGCACCTGCCGCGGGTCGAGGTGCGCCTGCCGCCGATCGACGAGGTCGGCGACAAATGGCCGGAAATTTCAAAGCTGCTGCGCAAGGCGACGGTCATCACGGGTTGCTATGAGCCGATCGACTTGCTGGCGATGGCGATGCGCGGCCAAGTCGGCATCTGGGTCTGCGAGGTCGCCGGCATGATCCGGGCCGCGATTGTCACCGAGATCAAACAGTACCCCAGGCGCCGCATCCTTGAAGTGATGTTTACTGGCGGCGGCAACATGCGCGATTGGTTATCGGAGGCGATCGACGCTCTCGACGAGCACGCGCGGCAAGCCGGCTGCGAGCACATCGCAACGATCGGAAGGCCAGGCTGGGCGCGCGCCTGGGGTGGCGAACTCACCGGCAACGTGCTCATCGTGCGCGGCGTGAAGGATCAGCGGTAATGCCAAAGGGGTCACAACAGACGGGCTCGTCGACAACCTCGGCCGAGAGCCGGGCCGGCGCCGCGCAATTCCCCTACTTCCAAGCCGGGTTGCAGAATGCCGGGAGGATCTACGGCGACGAGACGACGTATCCAAATTATGCGCCGCCGTCCCCGTGGCAGACGCAGGGCTACCCGGACCTGTTTGCCGCCACCCGGCCGAACCAGGTGCAGACGGGTGGTCTTTACAATGTCGCCGACACCGCCGGAAATGTTCAGGATTGGCCGACAGCTAAAACCTATGATGCCTATGGCAATCTGATTGCCGGCGGCGGCACCAGCCCGGCTCAGCCCGGCTATGCGCAATTCGCCGCCGGACAGGGCGGGCCGCAGCAGACCGCCGACCGGGTCGTCGGGAACGCCGTTAACGCCGCCTATGGTTACGCCAACCCGATCACCGGCTACGCCAGTGCGGCGGGGGCTAACAACAATCTCGGCCTGTCGGAACTCGGCAAATTTGCGAGCGGCGGGTACGACGCAAATCCGTATCTGCCGGCAGCGATTGCTGCGGCACAGCGCCCGGTGCAGCTCGCCTACCAGGAGAGCACGGCTCCGACCACCGACGCCCGCTTTTCCGGTGCAGGGCGATACGGCAGCGGCGCCAATGACGCGGCAAGGGTTCGCGACGAGAGCGCACTCGCCGGCAGTTTGGGCGATATTTCAACGAATATGAGTTATGCCGACTTCAAGGCGGCCATGGACCGGAAAGCCGCCGCATCGCAGCAATACGGGTCGCTGTTTAATCAGGGCTTGACGACCGCAGGCAACCTGCAGCAAGCCGCCGGCAATCTCGTCGATCAGGGCGAGCGCACCGCACTTTCCGCCGCCGACCTGACCCAGCGCGGGCAGACTGCCGGCCTTTCCGGGCTCGACACCGGCTTTGGCCGCGGGCTCACGGCGGAGCAGAATGCGCTGACGAGCTTTCCGCAATTTATACAATCGCTGTTCGCACCAGGGCTGGCGACAGCTCAAGCCGGCGCCGGCCTTAGCGCGCAGCAATTAGCTGCGGCGCGCGGCGAGATCGAGGCCGGCACCGGGCAGCAGACCCTGCAGCAGCAAGCCTACAACGCGCCATTCGAGAGGCTGCGGCAGTACATGGCGACAATCGGGGCGCCGAGCGGCGGGGCCAGCGCGACGCAGCCGATCTTCGGCAATCCGCTCACCTCCGCGCTGTCGGGTGCCACCGGCCTCGTCGGACTCGGCAAGGAACTGGGGGTCGGCAGCTTGTTTAGCGGCGGCGGCGGTTCGGCACTGGGAGGGACTTTCGGTGGCGGCGGCACCGCCGGGGCGGGGTTTAGCTCTCTGGGTGACGCAATCGCCGGCGGCCTGCCACTAGAGGGATTTGGCTTTAGCGCGCCCGCAGAAGCACTTGCGGCCTCTGCCGCTCCCGCAGCCGGAGCGGCGGGCAAGAGCGCCGCTAGTGCTCTTCCGTTGCTCGCCCTATGAGGGCAACGATCAGATTGCTATCGACGGAAGACACGGCGTTGCTCTGGCCCGAGACGCTGGAAGCCATGCTGGAGCCGGCGGTGGCGCGGACCAGCGGGCGCATGCAAGTCGAGGATGTCCTGGCCGGGATCGAGGGTGGCCGTTTCGGTTGCTGGGTTGCGGTCAATGGCTGGGATGTGGTCGGCTGCGCCATCGCCGAGAAGCTGAAGTACGCGCGGCGCAAAGCTCTCAACGTGTTGTTTATCGCCGGGCACGACCGTGACGCCTGGGCCGAGCCGATGGCGGCGGCGCTGGAAGACTTCGCCCGCGCGCAAGGGCTCGACCTGATCGAGGGGCTCGGCCGCCGCGGTTTCGAGCGCGTCCTGCCCGGCTATCGGGTCAGCGCCATCGCTTACGAGAAAGAGGTGATCCCTGCGGTTGGCCAGTAGCGTATACTTCCCTATGCAATCAATGCGGGGCAAGGATATGCCGGCGGTACCCTATGACATCGTTGGGAAAAGATACGGAAGGCTCGTCGTTAAAGCCTACCTCGGACGCTCATTCTGGCGCTGTCTGTGCGACTGCGGCAAGGAAAGTAAGCCTGGCACCAGCGCGCTGAATAGCGGGAAAACACGCTCTTGCGGTTGCTTGCAACCTGACACAACACGGGCGCGGTCGTTAAAGCATGGCCACGCGCCTAGAGGGAAGAAAAGCAAGGCATACATCGTGTGGACGAACATGGTGCAACGCTGCACCAATCCCGCATCAGTTCATTATCCCGTCTATGGTGGGCGCGGGGTGCGTGTTTGTAAGCGGTGGGAAAATTTTGCAAACTTTCTCGCTGATATGGGCGAGCCACCGCGAGGCATGACAATCGATCGAATTGACGTGTCCGGCGATTATGCTCCGGATAATTGCCGCTGGCTCGACATGAAGGGCCAGCAGAATAACCGTAGCAACAATCATAGACTGACGTTCAACGGCGAAACTCACGGCGTCACCGAATGGGAGCGGCGCACCGGCATCAGTCGGCATACGCTCTTAGCGCGGGAGCGGTTGGGTTGGCCGATTGAGGAGATATTCTCTAAACGAGATACGCGGTTCAAAGCAAAGGTGTCGAATGTCTGAAGTATCCACATGGGATCCGGTCGATAATAATAATAATAGTGCGCCACCAAATGGATTTCCTGAGAATATGGCTCCTTCTGGACTTAACGATGCTTGCCGGATGATGATGGGAGCCGTCCGGCGATGGTACAACACCGTCACCTCGGCGCTCGCGGCACTGCCGACGACGTATCTGTCACTGACCGGCGGCACGCTGAGAGACGGCATCGACATCGCCCGGTTCGACACGACCGGCACGTACAACGTCACGGGTTCGTGGCAATTCATCAGTGACGCGCGGGCCAAGGCAGCCGACTCGATCCGGCCTTACGACAAAGGCTTGCAGGCGGTGCTGGCTCTGCGGCCGGTGCAGTATCGCTATCTCGCCAGCGACGTGCCGCGCTACGGGCTGATCGCGCAGGACGTGGTGCCGGTCGTGCCGGAGATGGTCGGCGAGGTCGATGTCGACGGCGAGGCTCGGCTAACGCTGATGCCGACACACACAAATTATTTGTTGATAAACGCAGTCAAGGAATTGGCAGCCGAGAACGCGCTGCTGGAAGCGCGCATCGCCACCCTGGAGGACATCGTCCATGCCTAGCGATTATGGAATGCTGCGCGAGCAGGCGCGCGTCGCCGCCGGACGTATCGCACCGCAATATATTGACGTGCCGGCGATCTACCCGACGACCCCGCCGGCTGTGGTTGGCTCGGTGTTGAATTGCACGCTGGGCAACTGGTTCGGGGTGCCCACCGGGTATGCGTACCAATGGAAGAGCAATGCCGTGAATGTCGGCACCAGCGTCCCGACTTACACCGTCGTCGCCGGTGACAGTGGTCATTCCATGACCTGTGTCGTCAGCGCCACCAATGCCAACGGCACCAGTATCGCGCCGGCCAGCAACGCCATCGCCATCCCTTAACCAGAGGAGAGCACCACCATGTCTGATTTCGGTGAACTAGCCAGCCGCGTCTATGAGCTGGAAGGGCGGCTGCCGCCCGAATTGCGCGGCGACGGCCCTGTTGTCTCCGGCAACGGCGAGATCGGCTCGACGCTGACCTGCACTCCCGGAAGCTGGAGCGACACGCCAACGCTCGCCTACGCCTGGTCCGGCGGCGGCACCGTCGGCCCCGACGGCACCACCTACGAGGTCGCGGCGGCCGATGCCGGCACCTCGGTCACCTGCACCGTCACCGCCACCAACCCGCACGGCACGCTTGCGGCGCCGTCCAGCGCGGTCGAGATCCCCGGCGCTGCGGCGATGAGCGCCAGCGCCGGCAGCACCCGCAGCACCTCGGCCAGCCACAGCAGCAGCCGCTCGAAAGAATAAGGACACCCCCCGATGGCGGGCCTGCTCGAAGATCTGCTCAGCGGTCGCAGTAGCGACATATACGGCAACGGCCTGCTGACGCCGGAGCAGCGCGGCGGCTTGGGCAATATCGGGTTGCTCGCGTTGGCCGGAAAACTTGGGCAACTGGCCGGTCCGTCGTTTTCGCCGGTGCCGGATTTCGGCGCCGCTCTCGGGCAGGCGGCGGGCGCCTACGGTGCCAGCCAGGAGGGGGCCGGGACGGCGGCGCTGAATGCGATATTGACGGCGCAGAAGGGGCGCAAGCTCGAGCAGGAGCTGGATTACTACAAGCAGCTCGGCCCGGTCCTCGGCAAGCTGGCCGGGCAATGGCCCGGCGCTGGCGGCGGTGCTGGCGGCGGCGAGGGCTCCGGCAGTACCGGCGGCGGCGCGGCGGCTCCGCCGGGTGCCGGCGGGGGAGGCGGCAGCGGCAGCGCGAGCGAAGCGGCAAATCTGGTTGGTAACTTTGAGTCCGAGGGGTTGGCGAAAAAGCTCGGCATCTCCCCGTATAATATCGCCTATGGCGGCAAGGACTTGTCTAACGCGCCGCGCGACGAGAACGGTTTTCCGCAGTGGGAAGGGAAAGACAATTCTCACGCTGCCGGACGTTATCAATTCCAGCCAGGCACCTGGGCGCGGTATGCGAAGCCGCTCGGCATTACGGATTTCTCGCCGGCCAGCCAGGACCGAGTATTTGAGGCGGCCTACGCCGATAAAGGGTTCGGACATTGGGCGCCCTATAACCCGGCGCTCGCCTCCGCTATCGGCACTCGTGGCACCGCCCCGACTGCCGCGGCTCCTGTCGGGGCCGGGACCAGCGGGTTGCTGGCGCCGACAGCGCCGAACCCGCTGTCCGACGCCGAGCCGATGCTTCCGATCGCCAGGCCCGCCGCCGCTCGACCACAAGCTGCTGCAGGTCCGCAAGCCGCTGGTGCCGACCATCTCGCCGCCGGCATGTCGCCGGAGATGGTGGCGCGGTATCTGGCGCGCCCGGCTCCAGTGGCAGGCGGTCGATTGCCCGATGGTTCGTTACCGCTGCCGGCGCGGCCTTGGCCTATGGACCTGCCCGGCGCCGGCGGCGGTGGGCCGCTCGCTGTCCCAGCCGGGGCGGGCACCGACAACTACGTGACGCCGCAAGGCCCCGCTGGCGATCCCGGCCCGGCTGGACCCGCTGGTCCGGCGACACCGCGGGCGCCGCTGCCGGTGATGGGTCCGGCCGGGATCGAGTTGCCGCCGATGCAAGGCCCGCTGGCCGCGCCGGCTCCCGCCGCAGCCGCGCCCGCCGCGCCCGGGCCGGGCCTGCTGTCGCAGCCTGGCATGCCGGCCGCCGCCGCGCTGCCGCGGGTGAACCCGGCCTTTGATGACTACGCCAGACAGCTCGCCGTAGCCGCGGGGTTGGTAAAAGCGTCGGGATTGCCGGACGCGCTCAGCCCGCTTCTGGAAGTGTTCAAGGGCAGCCCGGGCTATCGGGCGCAACAGATAATCGCGGAGAAGGGGGCCGCCCAGCCGTTCGAACAGGCGCAGACGCTTTTCAACAAACAGGTCGAGATCGCCGGGGTGGGTCCGATCGAGGCGGCCAAGCTGCCTTACGCATTAGCTCAGGCATATTTCAAGGCCGAGCAGGATATTCGAACCGCTGGCCCGGTCGCCGCCGCGCAGAATTTCGAACGCATCAAGGCGGACAATGCGACGAAAGCCATCATCACCACCAAGGATGCCGATGGTAACATCAAGCTCGCGATCGACCCGGATGCCGTGAAGGCGGTGACCGGGGCGACGGTGACGGCGCCCAAGCAAGCCGAGGCCGACATCGCGCGCGAAACCACCCGTCAGCAGCAATTCGGCGAACGCCAGGGTAACTGGCGCCAGGTTGATGTGCCGGGCGGCGGCAAGGTCTGGGTCGACGCTAACGGGCGGCTGATCACGGGTGCGACTGGGAACCCCTACCAAGCTCAGGAAGACCCTGCGGCCCAGGCGGGGCGAACGAAGTTGGCCGAACAATTTGGACAGAGAACAATCGACCAACTCCAATCCGCCGAGGATGCGCAATTCGGCCTGCAAAACACCGCAAGGGTCCGGCCTTTGGTCGACAAGATGATCGCTGGCTATGGCGCCGACACCCGGCTGGAATTTGGGCGCGCGCTCAAGGCGGCCGGCCTTTCTGATAGCGACGGCGTCGTCGCGACCCAGACGTATTTGATTAACCAGCTCGATCAAGCCAGCCGGATTGCCAAGCGGTTCGGCTCGGGTGCCGGCATCACCGAGCGAGACGTCGAAAACGCCAAACAGCTCGCGGGCGGCTCGGCGCAGCTAGATAAGCAGACGCTTCTCAATATCCTTGACATGGTGGACCGAACTAACCGGCGGGCGCTCGAATTGCAGCATCAGGGCTACGACCGCTTGACTGATGGCGGCAAAAGGGCCGTCGATCCCGGGCTCTACAAGGTGCCGATCCCGATCTACAACCCGCAGCAGATGCAGAACCTGCCGCCCGGCACGCCGATCCTCATGCCAGATGGACATAGCGACGTCGTCCCGGCGAGGAACTGATGGCAGACACTCCCGATGATCCTTGGGCTCGATACCAAGCCCGTAACCCCAACGCAGCACCCGGCGGGCTGGCAGTCGGAGGCGCTCTCCGCCCTGACACACCTGCCGACGACGACCCGTGGGCGCGCTACCAAAACCGCAGCGCGCCCTCGGCAACCGACACATCGGCTCGTGGCGATTACATCCTGCCGGCCGCGCCCTACGGGCCTAAAGACGCTGTCGCTCACGGTTTCACGCTCGGACTGTCGGACCCGGCGCAAGCCCTCGGGTTGGCCGCCAACCGCTGGGTATTCGGCGGCCAACCCTTCGATTACCCGCAGGCTTCGCGCGAGATGCAGCGAGGACGCGAATCCTATGCGGGAGCCAATCCATGGGCAAACACGTTGCTCAACCTGGTTGGCGGCCTCGGCCTTGGGGGCGGTGGCGCCGGGGTTCCTATGGTGGAAGCTCCATCGCTGATCGCGCAGACGCTGCGCAGTGCTGGGCTCGGCACTTTATTTGGCGGGGTCACCGGGGCGGCGGACAATGCGGCTTCCGTTGGCGAGGCGGCGCGGGGCGCGGGGTACGGCGGCCTGCTCGGAGCCGTCCTGGGCGGTGCCCTGCCACCCTTCATGCGGCTTGGCGGTTTGCTATCGCCGTGGCTGGAACGATCGGTTCTACCGTCGCTGCCGGGCGAGGCGCCCGCCCGGACGGCAGCCGATAAGATCGACGAGCAGGCTCTGCGGCTGATCCAGAGCGCCACCGACAAGACGGCCCAGGCGGGCGGCCCCAATCTCGAAACGATGGGGCAGCGGCTCGGAAGCACCAACGAACCGCTAACTCTCGCTGATGTCGGCGGCAAGCCAGTGCAGCGGTTAACCGGCACCCTCTACCGCTCTGATACGCCTGCAAGCGAGATCATCGGCGGCCCCTCGGGTGGTCCGCTGATGCCCGGCGGCGCGCTCGTCAGGCGCGATGAAGGCGCCGGCGATCGGCTCCATACGCTGATTGATCAGAACATCTCGCCGACGCGCAATGTGGTGGAAGCGCAAGCCGCGCTCGATGCCGAGAAGCGCGCCAACTCGGCACCGCTTTACCAGACTGCCATGGACGATACCCGGCCGATTTATTCGGATCGCCTAAAACAGTTCACCGACGATCCTGATTTGCAGGCGGGTTTGAAATTCGGCATGGATCAACATCGCCGCGAGGCGCTCGAGCAGGGCCTGCCATTCAATCCGGCCGATTACTCGGTGACCTATGACGCTGCGGGTGTGCCGCATTTCGGCGGGCGTATGAACATGCGCACACTCGATGCCGCCAAGCGCGGGCTTGATCAGCAGATCGCGAGCGCGCGCGATCCCACCACCGGGAAACTCACCGACGAAGGTCGGGCTCTTTATGGCGTGCAACGAGCTTATCTTGATGAGCTGGACAGTCTTAATCCCGATTACGCTGCCGCTCGCGCGGCCTGGGGCGGACCGAGCCACTCGCAAGGAGTAATGAAGGACGGCTATGCTTTCCTCTCGCACACGCCGGATGAGGTCGGCGGGATGGTCAAAGGCATGTCGCCAACCGATCTGCAGTATTATCGGATGGGCGCGGCCCAGAAGCTGCGGGAAAACGTCGACAACAGGGGTTATGGCGGGGATGAAAGCCTTGGCATCACCGGCAGCAAAGGTGCGGAGAATCGCGTGCGCCACCTGTTCGACAATGACGCCGATTTCAACCAGTTCATGCAGACCGTCCACAATGAGCGGACCATGTTCCGCACCAAATTTGACGTGATGGGAGGCCCGCAAACCGCCGAGCGGCGGGCGGCTGATCAGGGTCCGCCATCTGCAACGGATCTCGTGATGCCTACCGCTATCGCCCTTGGTACGGGAGGTCTGCCGGCTGCCGCAGGGACTCTGGGCATTGGATTGGGCAAAAACCTTGTGAGCCGGATGGCTGACCGGATGTTCGGGCCGAACCCGCAGGTGCAAGCCTCGGCCGCCGAGATGCTGATGGCCACCAACCCGGCACAGCGGCAGATGATCATTGATAGGCTTTTAGGGGCAAACCCGCCGGCTCCACCTCGTCCGTATCTGGCGCCGCTAAGCGGGCTTCTGGCGGCAACGACGCAGGCGAATATCCCATCGCGTATGAATGGGCTGCTCGGGCCGTAGCCGTTGGATTCACCACCGGGCGCGAGCGCGTAACACCTCCTCTATGACGACGGCGACCCCAATAATCAGAAACCACATCAGAGCTATGGTCATTGCCGCACCTCGCTCATCTGGCACGGCAGCCCTTGCCGGATATTGCTGACGGCGGCCTGCAGCCACTCGGTCGGACAGGGCGTGTCCTTCGGCCAGGACGACAGCGCGTCGAGGCAGCTCTGCAGGTTGCGCGCCTTGCGCTCGTCGGCAATGCATTTCTCCATCGCGACGTAGCTGCTGCTGGCGATGCGGCAGGCGCCGACGATGTCGGCGTTGGGCTCGGCCGCCGCCGTGAAGGCGAGGCCGGCGGCGGCAAGCGCGCCGAGGATAAGGTGCTTCATTCCGCGGCCTCGTGCTGATCGAGGAGGTGGCGGATCGCCAGCGCGACCACCGTGCTGATCGGTGCTTCGCCTTTCTCCCACCGGTTTACCGCCTTCCGGGTGACGCCCAACGCGAGCGCGAGCTGTCCTTGGGTTATCCCCAGCAGTTCGCGTGCCTCGCGTATTTCTTGTCGATTCACTCAAGTCTCCCTATGTTGCCAGGGCGGCCGAGGAAGCTGCTAACTTCCCCGGCGCCCTGTCGCTACAGGCGGATACGGATCTTTAGCCGGAGCCGCATCCAACGAAGCGACAGGAAGAGGTGGATTTGCATCCATCCCTCCCTGGTAAACCGCGGGGCTCATTCCCCGCGGCACCGGGACACATAGTAACCTCAAGTTACAATAGCAATTGAGAAACAGGGTTAACAGCCTGGTTTCGGCGTGGTGGGCGCGGCAGGGATTGAACCTGCGACCCCCGGCATGTGAGGCCGGTGCTCTGCCGCTGAGCTACGCGCCCAAAGCTGCGTCAATCATTTCTCGCCATATCTCACCGCGAAACTCGACGCCTTCGCCGATGTAGATCATCGCCTCGGTCGGCTCGCGCATCGCGGCGATGGCGGCTTCCGCGCGGCGTAGAAGATCCGTGCGCGCGCACGCCGCTTTGGCTTCCTCAAGGCTACCCCAGGCAGACAAAAGAATCGGCTCGCCAGAGCGGTCGATGATCTCGAAGGGCAACCGCTCACCCTTATTGGTGCGCATCCAGATCCCGGTATCGGCATCGATTGCGCGCGCTACACGCTCGACCATCGCGCTCGGTTGTGTCTGCATCGATGCCCTCTGCCGCTGAGCTACGCGCCCATAACCTCGTCGATCATCGCGCGCCAGACATCGGCCGAGCTGCGATGCTCGCCGATATGCAACACAACCTTGCCGCCCGTCTCGAGCATCGCCTCGGTCGGCTCGCGCATCGCCTCGATGGCGGCGCATGCGCGAAGCACACAGTCATAGCGCGTGGTCGCCGGGGCGTCTTTCCAGGGGCGCTCGCCAACCGGCGCAACACCGTAAATTGCCGCCGCCACCCGATCTATCATCTCGCTCGGTTGTGTCTGCATCGCCGCTTTTTGCGGTGGTGGACCAGGGCATTCCGCGCCTTGCGGGCCGGACGAATACTCGTCCTGTCCGCAGATCGTGCAGCGACGTTCCTCGCTGTAGCCAGGGTTGAACGGCAGCCGCTCAATCGGCCGCTCGAAATGGTGAAAACGAAACGTGTCTCTCTTCGGTTGTGCCTGCATAGCTGACTCGCGTAACGTTATTCGGACGGTTATTCGCCGCTCGATTAATCTCGGACATTTACGGCTGGTCCTCCTGTGTCGCGGCCAGCAAAGCATCGAGGACAGCATTCCGAATGCTCCCTTTCTGGGTCGCAGTCATCATCGGCAATTGCTGTATGAACAGGTTCTGAATCTTGTCGGCAACCTGATCAGCAATCTTGTGCAATTCGGCGATACCGGGCAGGTGCTCCCGCGTCATCCCATAGCGTTTCATCTGATGTTCCTCCATAGATTGTCTTTCGCCCGTTGACTCTCGTAACGTTATTCGGACGGTTCTTCGGACGCTCCTCGGTAACTTACTGAAAACATTCACCAAATCTCCCGTGCCTACTCCCGTGTGAAGGGACGGGTTCCCCCTATAAGCCGTTGATTTTGTTGACGATGGCGGCGGGGTTTGACGGCATTATTCGGACAAATACGGGGGTTATTCGGACGTTATTCGGACGTTTCCCGCTTCGTTCCGGTGGATGTCAGCCCAGGCGGATCGGAGGGCGTTTATAACATTCTCAAGATTAAAATTTGCGAGTGTGGCCTGGGCAGCCAGAGCACCAACCATTGCGACCGCAGCGATTGGAGGTGGAAGGTGGGCAACACTATCCAGAATAATTTCTCCGGCTTTCTCGATTTCGGCTTTGGCTTCGTCTTCGGTCATAGCAGAGCCTCAATCCATCACCTTGCGCGCCGCCGCCAGAAAGCTCGGATGGTGGTGTGCGTACAGCTCGGTCGTCTTCTGCTGGCTGTGCCCGAGCCACCCGGCAATCGTCCACAGGTCGACGCCGGCCTGCGCCAGCCAGGTGCCGGCGCTGTGCCGCAGCGTATACGGCACCACCTCCGGCCCAAGCCCGGCACGATCGCGTGCCGCCCGGAATGACTTCTTGACGCTCTTGATCTGCTTGCCGTTGAAGGCAAGCACATGCGCAGAGGATGCTCGGGCATGCGCCGCCAGCAGGAACCAGCGCAGCCGCCGCGGGATAGCAATGATCGGCCGGGTTTTGGCCGTTTGTCGGCGGCCCGGCGGGTTGAAATTGATCGTGTTGCCGGTGAAATCGACCTGCGTCCATTGCAGATCGAACAGTGCACCGGAGCGCGCGCCTGTCGCCAACGCGAGCAGGATAAACAACGGCAAATGCCCGCGCGCCTGCGGGTCGCGCCGGCTCTCCCACAGCAGCCGAGCCGCTTCCGATCGCGTCAGCCAGCGGTCCCTGCCAGGCGGCCGCGACGGTATTTCAACGGCGGGCAATTCCACCATCTTGCCGCGTTTGTGCGCGCGGGTGAGTGCCGCCCGCAGCACCGTCAGCTCTCGGGCAGCAGTGCTGTCCTTCCAGCCGGCTGCAACCCGGTCCCGCACATAAGCTTCGCACGTCTCCGGCGTGACATAGTCGCAGGTGCGCCCGCCCCACCAGCGCAGCAATGTATCGATCGAGTAGGTGGCTGTGGCTTTCGACGCCACCTTGTCGCTGGCGACGTGCTCGGTGGCATAGAGCGCCAGGACATCCGCTATTCGCGTCTCAGAGGCACGAGCTGGCCCGGACCATTCGACCGGTCGGGCTTGGCCGCCGAGCCACTCCGTAAAGATTGCCGCAGCCTGGCGGTGGTCGCGAGTGCCCGTGCTACGCTCGCGGCCCCGTCCTCGCTCAGTCCAGAAGATGTAGTATAGCCCGCCCCGCTTCGGATTGGGTCTAAGCTTCGGTCCTTCGGCGCGACGGGGCATGCAATGTTCTCCTGCCAGTTTTTCAGATCGTCGGCGCGGTACATGATCCGGCCGGCGACTTTGCGATATTGGATGCGGCCAGCGGTGCGCTCGGACCGCAGCGCGCGCGCCGGCACGCCGATCATGCGGGCTGCCTCGTGTTCGTACATCAGCGGCTGAATATCAACGGCTGGGGGGACAGCCATCGGCGCTCTCCTATTTGCTTCCTGTTGCTGGGCGCTCGCGGTGCTCGGTACGCTCCTAAACCCCGGCTCGCTCAATTCACTCGGTCCACTCGCGCGGCTCGGCTCGCTCTCGAGATACGGCACACTCAAGCCTAGCGGCTCGCTCCGCGAGTCCGGCACTCTCCACCCTTCCGGCTCGCTCCTACGGCACGGCACTCTCCTACGGCTCGGCTCGCTCCCTCGGTCCGGTACTCTCCGCGAGATCGGCTCGCTCTGCTTCGACGGCACTCTCTGCGAAAGCGGCTCGCTTTCCACATCCGGCACTCTCGCTTTTCCCGGCTCGCTCGATTTCTTCGGCACTCTTCGCTGTTACGGCTCGCTCTTCAGGCGCGGCACTCTCCGAAAACGCGGCTCGCTCCAGTTCGTCGGCACACTCCAACGCCGCGGCTCGCTCTCCCGTTACGGCACACTCGCGCATAGCGGCTAATGCGGCGGCGGGATCATGTGTGCGTGTCCCAGTATGGCGATCGGGAACGGCGCGGGCGGCTCCGTCCCGAACTGGCGGCGAAACCACTCCTGATGCAAATGGCTGAGAAATATCTTCACCGCCCACCGCCGCGCCCGCAGGTCGATGTGTCCCGGAGACAGCTTGCCGGCGTCATGGTACGGCGCCTCCGCCGACCGCCGCTTGCGCTCCTTGTCGCGCGCGATCCTCTCGGCCGCGATCGGCGCAAACACGCCGGCTTCGTTGCGGGCAACCTCGATCTCTTTCCGCTGCCGGTAGAGCTTCCCGTAGATGCATTGCTCGTTGTTACTGAACTTAACGAAACAGTCGCCGATCTTCCAGGCGAGCGTCTTCAGTCGCGCATTCCACGGTCGTTTGGTGCCACGCTCCCATGGCTTCTGATCGATGCCGGCAATCCCGGCGAAAGCCCAGATCGTGCCGGCGGTGGGGCAGCTCACCACCGGCTGCCACTCGTGCGCCGCCAGCTTGCGCTTCTTGTCTTCCTGCCGCTCGCGGCACTCATCCCCGGTACGCCCGCGGCAGACAGCGCACCAATGTCCCATATAGATATTCGCCAGCAGACCGGCCGATAACACGGGGCCGATACCGTATACTCCCCGCATCCAGTCGCCGATCTGGTGCTGGCTGGTGTAGCGATCGAGCGCGACCAGGATCTGCGTTTCCAGCACCCGCGATTGCTCTGCGAGCCAGTTGATCACGAGGTGCGGTTCCGAAGCTTCGCCGAGCGCCCGCTCCTGATTGCGGGCACGCTTGCGATCGTCCTGCATCATATAAAACGCGTCGACGAGGAAGCGCGCCTCGGCATCGCTCAGCGTTGCGGCGGCGACGCGCAGATCGCGGCCGAGTCTGGCGACGGGGTCCAGCCATTGATCCTCGGTGTGCGTCGTTTCCATAGGCGCTCCTTTTTCTCGGTACTCTCTGAACTTTCGGCTCGCTCCGTATCTTCGGCACGCTCCATGGCCGCGGCTCGCTCCCGGATTTCGGCACCCTCGTGATTAGCGGCTCGCTCGTTTCGCCCGGTACTCTCCGGAGGCCCGGCTCGCTCCTACGGCACGGCACCCTCCTACGGCTCGGCTCGCTCCCCAAGTTCGGCACTCTCGCGCAGCGCGGCTGCGTCGTCACGGCGGCGGCGCCTCCTTGCTCTTGGCATTCACCGCGGCCTGCACGACCGCCGCAGCATCGCCATCCTCAGTGCGACACTTGCCATAATGCGGCAAATCGCTGAGCCGGCATTTCCGCGCCTCGGCCGGCGTCGCCTGCTCGACCAGCGCCACAAACGCCTCGGACCACGCCCGCCAGTTCGGCTCGCCGTCGTCCCCGGCCACCGGCACCAGCGCGCGCACCGCCGCGGCGAACGGCACCGCGGGCGCTTCGGCGTCACCAATATCGGATGGGATAGGGGAGTCGCCCATGGAGGTAACATCCTTTCCGCTCCCGGCATGCGCGGCAGTAACCTCGCCGCTTGGCAGCGGTGGCAGGCCGAAAGGGTCTTCGTCCCGCGCCCGCTCGTTGTCGGCCGCAGCGGCGATTTCCTGATAGCCGGGAAGTCCTGATCGCAAGACGCCCCTCTGCGTCGGATTGAGCGCCGCCCAGAAGCTCCGAAACGCCACCGCGCCGCTGATTGCTGCCGAATGGGCGGCGTTGAATAATCCGGTGTCGTCGGGGATCACGTCGCCCTCTGCAAACGCGTCGAGGTCGGCCGCGGTGTCGATCGGGGTTGCCGGCGTCACGTCGATCGGCTCGCGCTCCTCGCGCCGGATCTCGGCCGCCTCTTCCGGCGCCATCATGCCACCCGTAGCCATCGGCCACACGGTGCGGACACCTTCCGACACCACGCGCGAGCGCAGCATCTGCCGTGGGAACTTGCGGTGCATGGGATTGCTGAGCTGAGCCCTGGCGACGCGGGCGGCGTCCCAGCGGATCTTGGCTTCGCCGCCTTGCGGATGCGAGAACGTTGCCTCGGCAGCGTCGTCGGTCAGCTCGTGCCAGGTCACCCGGCCGCCGCCGGTCAGGAAGTCGCGCAGCATCGCCTCGGCCTTCTTGCTCGGCGAGCCGTTGATCACATGATAATCGCGCGCCGCGAGCGCCGGGTGGCGCCCCTCTGCTTGGGCGATGCTCATTAAAACGAGAGCCTGGTCCGGTGTCTTAATACCGAACATGCCGCTGCGCGCGATCGACAGCGCCAACGCCTGCATGTCCGCGAACGGCAGCGGCGCTAATTCATTGGCTGGCATCGGCTCCCTCCTCCTCGGCAGCGGCGCGCACCCGCAGGACGCGGAACGTCTTGGCCGGAATGACCACTTCCTTGCGGCTCTGCGAGCGGAACGTGATGTTGTAACCAGGTATCCACGCACTCGACGCGTTGCCCATCGCTGCCTTGATGATGCTGTCGATCTCGGACACGCGTTTTTCGCCGGCCGAAAGCTCTGCCTTTAATTTCTCGCGCTCGGGCAGCAGGCCGGAGCAAAGGTAATTGTTATCGGAAAGGTCGAGGTGGCTGCCGTCGTCGAGCATCTCGGCGATCTCCGCGCTCGGCACCGCCGCCGGAAACTCACCCGCATCGAAGGCGCGCCACCAGGCCGCCGCAGCATCCAGTATGCGCCGCTCCGCAGCCTCGTGGCGGGCCACGTCGTAATAATGGATAGGATAGCCGCCGGCTCGGATCATCACTCCCAGCACGCCCCACGAGCGCCCGGTGACGATCAGCTCGGTCAGGGTCTGGAGCAGATACATCAGCGGCGGGTGCCCGCGCCATCGCTGCCACTGCTCGGTGCTGGCAGTCTTGGCCTGGAAGAGCCCGCCGGGCGGATCGTCGATCCAGAAGTCCGGGGTGGCGCCGAGCCGGTGCTCCGGCAACCAGTGATAGGTGTCAGCCTTGCTCAGCGCCCACGGCTTGCCGTCGAGCCGCACCGCCGCCGGGAAACCGCCCTCGAGGATGTTGCCGGCGCGCATGCTGGCATTCGGCACCTCGGCGCTCTCGCCGCGCAATTCCGCCGCCAGCCCCTCGCGGGTGAGATACTGATGCTCGTCGAATAACGCGCCGATCCGGCTCGCGGTGATGTGGTGTTGCCGACGCTCCAGCCACTCGCCGATCGAGGTGATCTGCCAGCTTTCGCGGATCATCACAGCGCCAGCGCCGCCAGCACCCAGCCGATCGCGGCTACCCACAGCACGAGCCCGGCCGGCACAAACAACGACCGCATCCGGCGGCGCTTACGCGGGCCGTCGAATACGACATTCGAGAAACTAACGGGCATTGCGGCCCCTCTTCTCGCAGGTAAATCCGTGTATGCAAAACGCATCGGCGGCAAACGCATTGCCGGTGCTGCAGCTCGCGCTCAGCGGCGGCTCGGGCCGCCCCACCGGGCGCCACAGACCGCTCAGCAGCGCACTCACCGCAATGGCGCAGATCCCGGCATTGGTCGCCGCCACAATCTCGACACCGTCCGGCCACTCGATCGACAATACCTGCGGCTCGACCGTATCGGCCGCCAACAAGACTTGGGCCGGGACGGCATTTGCAACTACCGTCCCGGCTGGCATTTGGGCGATAGGCAAGGTCAAGCCCGCCGTGACCCAAACTCCGATGGCGAGGGCGTTAGTCATCGCCGCGCCCCCGCGTGAGGGCGCTGCCGAGAAAGGCCCGCCCCGCCTCCTGCCGCACGTAGATCAAAGCACCGACGATGCGGTTGCGCAGCACGACAGCGTCGTGCGCATCCAGCTTGATGTCGGCCAGGATCTGATCGGCAAGCCGCACCAACTCGCGATCGTCGCTCACAGCCAGCCCATCCGCGCCGCCGCCCGGTCCTCGGCCTCGGCCGCGCGCTGCTCGTGGTCCTCCACCGCCTCCACCGCCCGGCTCAGCGGCATCAGCCGCTCGGCAATCCGCGGCAGCCGGCCCGCATCCAGCCGCTCAGCCTCGCGTAGCAGGCACTGCGCTTCGCGAAAGACACGCCAGAGAAGCTGATCGAGCGATAGGCGGGGCATCCGGGCACCCTCTGGGGATAGGGTGAGGACACGTTACGGAGAAACACTTCTCCCGTCTACGGGTTTTTGAGTTTTCTATTTTAGATGCCGAGAGAGTCATTTCTCGCTTGGATGCGACAACGAGTCGCCTTACGTTAACTTTGCATCGTCCGGCGTCACGGTGCGGTGCGATTGGTTAAAATCAATGGCTTGCCCAACCAGGGGAGCAAATATGGCGCAAAAGAGCAGGGTTGCCAGGGGCGGCACGATCCACCCGATTGCCACTGCGCCGATCAAAGACGGCGAGCGTTTCGACGCATTGCTAAGCCCCGGCGTCGAATATCCTTGGGAAAATGGCTATCGCGATGCCGAGGCTGGATATTGGCTTCGCGACGATGGCGAGCGGCTGTACCCGACCCACTGGAGCCCGCTGCCGGGCCAGACTATCAAGCTGAAAGACTAGTTACCGGGTTATCGTCGCGATCTCGCGCAGGATCACGTCGGCGGTACTGTCCGCGGCGTTGGCGTCGATCGAGGCGTGCATCCAGTATAGCGCGCAGATCTGGCCGATCATCGCTAGGCGTTGCCCGGCTGTCGCCGCCTTGTCGATGGTCTTGGCTGGCAGCGTGAGTGGCGTCTCGGAATCGGTGATGATGCCGAACATCAGGTAAGCCGGATGGACATCGAGCCGTTTGGCAATGCGCATCACGATATTCGTGTTCCGCCCGTTCGGCGCCGGCATCAGGTGATATTTCGGCGACGTGCCGATTGCGATATTGACCGCCCGCGGCGTTACTCCGCGCGCCCCGCAGACCTGGACATACCGTTCGCAAAAACCGGCATCGTCCCACAGCCGCTCCAACCGCCGGCGGCCCTGCTGTCGCTCGCTGCCGACCCCGGTTTCCTCAGCTTCAGCGGCTTCAACGTCCTCGTCGTCGTCCATTGGCCGACCCTTTCTTTATAAACCGGATACGGCACCAGGCCGGTAACCCTACCAGAACAGCGTGGCAAGAGAAATAGTTCTCTTGATATAGATATTTTATCGTTTGCCTGTCAATGCACTACCGGGATTGATATGCGTTACGGAGAATCATTGCTTGCGAGAGTAATTGACTTCTCCCAGAATAGGCCATGCTCAGCCCGGACGAGCTTCTCAAAGTCGCGCGCGCCTATCGTCTGGCGACGGGCTACTCGCTGGTCACGATCGGC